CTTCACCGAGCAAGCTGTTATATGTATTGGCAAGATAGTCGAACATGCCTCCAGTTCCACGAGCCTGTTGCTGTTCGCCTTCTCTAACAACTGAGCGAGGATCTAGCATTTTCATATAAGCAAAAATCATACTAAGGTCAGCGACTTTCGGTGAGTCAAGATTATATGCTTGCTCATAAGAAGTATTAACTTTATCGAAGTTCGTTTGCAGAGCCTTAAAGTCTTTAAAGTCTTGGTCTTTAGAATATGCATCTCGAATGTCTTTATAACTAAACAGAGCTTCCATCTTAGTAACAGTTTTATTGTTGTCTGTTCCTAGCTCGTTGATCTCCGTCGGTGTAAGCAACTTCGTGCTTTTAACTATTGTTGGCTCTCCACCTTCATCTACCGAAGGAACAGTTTCGGTAACAGTTACCCACTGAGGTGTTTCTGAGCTGTCGGACTCTGGTGTTATTTTAGGAATAATCAAACCTTGAGCTTGACCAATAGCTGCTTGAGAGTCTGTTAATAAAACATTCCCGTCTGCGTCAGCTGTAAGTGAAGGAAGATTAAGAGCTGTTCTCAAGCCAGCTAAATTTTCTTCACTAACACCATATGCTGTAAAGTTAGTTGAGCCAGTTTTTGGAGCTGTGTATTCTATTAATGCTGCTGGATCAGCTTTAATTATGTCAGCAACACCAGCATTTGTTAAAGTAACTATATCGCCTTTTTTACCAATTCCTTCAATATCTTTTTGCAATTTGTAAGGTTTATTTGTTAGCCCACCAGTCGTTTTAGGTGGCTTTAGAGCTGTGGCCAAAGAGATAGCTGTTTTAGGAAGAGAGGCATCTAGCTTGCGATTGTACTCTTTAATATCCATTAAGTATTCTGCTGGATCAATAGTTGCAGCTGCAAGTGAACCTACAAGAGTTGATCCTTTCTTAGAAGCCTCTCGGCTTAATCCTGTGAAATATTTTAGTGCTGCGATTGCTGGATCGAATTCCTGACGCTTGGGTGCAAGTGCTTGAGCCAACGCCATAGCTTGCTGGGCTTGCTTAGAACCACCTGCAAGAGTTGTAATCGCATCTAATGCACCGCCAGTAAACATGGCTGGGTCTGAGTCTGCTGCTCCGAATGTTCTCCTTTTTAACTCGTCATCAAAAACATTTGCCATAAATTATTACCTTCCTGCAAAGTATGAAGCTGCAGCAGTTCCACCAGCACCTAGAAGTTGGCCAAATAAGCTAGGAGTATCTGTTGTGTTTGAACCAATTCTATAGCCCATAGTTGAAGTTTGATATGGAACACCTTGCAATGCACCGAGCGCAAAGTTTAAAGCCTCACGATCTTTAAATCTGTCTTCCATGTCCTGTTGGTTCGCAAGGTCGATTGCAGCTTGGTCTAGTCTTCTGCGAGCTTCGCCACTTGTTATAAGTCCTTGAGCTGCAGCTTCTTGCAGACTTTGCGTCAATGGTGCTAAGTCTCTAAAGGACTGCATTTGAGCAATTCTACTGGCTTCGTCAGCCTGATAACCTGCTCTAAGAGAATCTTCAGCTGCGAACCTAGATGCTCTGTCAGCATCGTATTGACTTCTGCGCATATCTTCTGTGTCGAACCTAGAGGCTCTGTCGGACTCATATTGCCCACGTAAAAGATTTTCAGCATCGAACCTAGCACCACGATCTGTGTCAAACCTAGATGCTGCGAACCCTAAACCTTCAGCTGCAGCTCTTGCTCTAAGGTCAGCTGCACCCATAGCACCTTCGGAGCCAAGCATTGCTTCTGCTATTCCTAAACGAGAGCCACCGAAAGAACCACCTGTTGCAGCTCTAGCACGAGCATCCACTTGGTTTCTTAAAGTTTGTCTTTCTAGTTCTCGAACAGATGCATCTTGAGCACCTTGATAAATATCTAAGAAAGGCTGTGCTGTTTCTAAATTAAAATCACCACCAAGCAATTCATCTCTTGTTGCACCTTGGTAAGTTCCTTGCAACTGCTCATTCGTCATTCCGGAATATGGGTCACCCATGAGCTGTTCACGAGTTGCAGAATCATAACCTTGACCGAGCGTTCCAGATATTTGCTCGGCTTGATCTATAAAAGGTTTGTAGCTAGAAGCTCCATCTCTTAATATCTGAGCAGCGAGCTGTTCGTCTGGTGTTAGCCTTTGTCCATCGTAAGATGCGAATTGAGGAAGGTTTGGGTCTCTTCCTGGATCTGAACTAGCTATACCGACAGCTTGGTCAAAGAGAGCCTTACCTCCTGCAGAGACCCATGCTGGTAAATCTGAACTTCCGAACTCTACATCATATTCGGGGAGATTCATTGTTCCTGGAGTTAAACATCCACCTGAAGCCATTTTAATTTTCCTCCGTAAATAAAGAACCAGCCTTTACAAAACCAAGTCTATTGAAAAATTCATCTTTACGATCTATATCTCCAGAATAAACGTGACCCAATTTAACTCTTACTTTAAGCTCTTTTCCAATTTTAATAAAGCATTTTACCAATTTAATGGCTGCTCGTGATTTTCTACTATCTGGATGTACAAAAAACCAGATATCTGCTAAAAACTTTTCTTCAGACCACCAGTCCGATGAAAACTTTCCAGCTTGCGAACCAACGATCTTGCCATCTTTCTCTGCAAGGAGAACAATACCTTTGTCTATCATATGTTTTATCATATGTAAAACTTTGCCCTCGCTCATTGGTGCAATAGGTATAACAACTCCATCATGCATAGCACTCAACAATTTATATAACTCCGGAATATCATCAACGGTTGCCCTTCTTATTATCATCTCATCCCGCCAAGAGCTCCCATTTGCCCTTGAGCTGGCTGTTGAGCTGGACTCGATGCATTGCTAATTTGTTGTATAATCTGCTCTAGCTCAGGAAGCAACTTTGCTAAAACTCTAGCGGTGTCAGGAGTAATTGCTCTGTCGAGCGTTTTTAGCTCCTCTGGGGACATAAGTGATATTCGAGCCAAGAGTACAGCACCAATCTCTTCCGACGGTTGCATAAGCCTTTGTTGAGCTGCAGGAGGTAAGTCCCTCATAGAGTTGCCATTTTGCATTGGTGGTCGTTCACCCATTTCGCTTGGGTTCATTTCTTCAGCCATGTTGTATCTCCTTTTTGTTATAAAGCACTGACCAATCTGTTACTTTACAGAATTTTCCTACAACCCAACAAGTTGGCTCTAAAATTTTCCTGTAAACTTTACCTAAATAGTCAGGCTTGTCTCTTTCACCATATATATAGGCAATCTCGTTTGCTCGATGTCCTGCGACGTGTTTCCAGAACTTTACGAACTTTCCTTTGCGCATCTGCTTGACCATCCATACAGCCCAAACATGATAACCATTAACGTGAGTTGGTGTTAAATAATCACGAGTAAATCTATAATCTAAAACAACTTGTTTTCTGGTAAATAAACCTTGTCTCATAAGTTCGTTACAAATTACTCGTCCACCGATAATGCTACCTAAAGCACCGCCAATAAATCCACCAATTGGACCACCAATGGCTGTTCCGAGGACTTTACCTATCGCACCTGCTCCTGCAGACTTTGCAGCTTTAACTGGATCTTGACCTAAAAGAAGCTGAACACCGAAGTTAGCAACCGCACCACCGAAAGCACCTTTTATGTTTTGCATTCCAGCTGCTTCTTTTGGATTTAATAAATCACTGAATGATGCTTCTCGAGAAAGATCTCTGCCAACTGTTGCACCAAGATTAGTTAAATCATCTGCAGTTTCCACATTAAGAGCTGTCATTGCTTCAGCAGTATTAACATTTCCTGATCCTGTTAATGAAGGCACCGTTTTTAGAGCTGTTAGCTGTTCTGTATTTAGATTTTTTAAAGCACCAGCACCAAAATTCGTTGTACCAGCAGCAAAATCGAGTCCACTGTCTGCAAATGGCAAGCCTTCCATAAGAGTTCCACCAGTTGCTATGCTTTCACCAACGCTCATAGCAATAGGAGCGACTGTTGATCCGACCTCTCGCATTATCATTGCAGGATCTGGCATTCCAGACTCCGCACCATTATTATTTTTATAGTCTTCGATGTATTGCTCCATCATTTCTCTGTCTGAAGCACTCGTGTCTGTATAGGTTCGCTCGCCAGAAACAATCGCATTTACAAAGTTAAAAGAAGGAATGCCACCTTCTTTAGAAGAGATGCCATAAACGTCTTGGAGTTTCCTGTCTCCCAACACATCGCTTATAGGATTTCTTTTCAGCGTAAAAAGATCATATTTAAATGTTTGCGGATCATTCGTTCCATCGTCTACTGGGGTCGCTCCGTATTCGCTGTGTCCTGCAATATGTGGCATTATTGTCTCCTTTAGCTTACTTCTAGCAAACTGGCCACAACGTGTAGTCTATTTGCAGTTGCTGCAGTTACCTTTAAAATTTCATTCTCTTGCACCACCAAAGGTGCGGTTAATAATTCAACTGTTGTATTTGCCCCAACAGCTTTTACTTTAAAAAGGCTGAATGTTGCTGGAGTTGACTCGGCATCGGTGATAGTTACAGTTATTGTGTCTGCATTACCTGAATCTTCAGAAACAAGTATTGACTTAAAAAGACCAGTCGTAGCATTTGGGCAGGTATATAGGACAGTTACATCTGTACTTGTTAAATCTACTTTTTTATTTTTATAGTTATTCGCCATTTATGCCATAAACCATGCTGTTGCTTCTGCTCTTTCTGCGATATTATTTAACGCAGAGTCTGCTGCAAAATAAGTCGCTTGTTTGTCTAGCTCTATGGCATTTGTAAAGCGAGCCATATAGCCTTGATCGTAATCCTTTGGTGGACTAGGTAATCTTATATATCCAATTCCGCTCATCGTAAACCGTCCTCTCTTGCGTTGATCCTAAATGTGCCTAAACTCCAGTCATCTAAAGTTCCTGAGCTTTGCAACTTCATACTCATTTGGCGACCTTTAGCTCTTGTGCTTACTTTTGTTGTAGAGCTAGTTATAGAGAATGGTCCTTTAGTAACCTCCGTTGAATTAGGATATTTTCTTGTATTTATAAATAATGATAAACTCGTGTCAGATGTCATTGTTACATCTGGAATAACTTTATCGACTAAGTATAAATTCTGCCCAGTGTTAGGTATTTCTCCTGGAGAGCTTTCTATAAACGAGGTCATTGCCGAGCCGTTGTCGCTCGTTCCTGTTTCGTGGTTGTATAGACGACCATCTTTGTCGAAAGCAAAAGGAACATTTCTAGAACCGAAAGAGTCTCTCCAAACAGTTCTATCCATCGACCCGATAGACCAAGCATTCTCTGCATAATTAAAAGTTACATAGCTGTCTGGTTCAGGGTTTGTTGCTACGGAGTTTTCATTGCTTACATAGAACCAAGTTATCTCTTTAAACTGTTTATTGTGACCGACTGAGGTTTTATCTATATATCGAGTCTGCATTCTGTCGAATACATAATACTGAACTGAACAAGGAATCTCTTGAACGACACCATTGTAACTGAAAAAGTTCCGTTTGCCCATCCAGAAAACATCACCATCAACGTTCATCATTGTGTTAATTCCAGCAGCACCAGAGTTAGTTGCTAAAAGTCTAAAGCTAAAAATAAATGGTGGTCCAACGAACGTCATTCCATAAATAGCTTCGTCTGTAGAGATTATTGTTTCTTCCCTTGCTGGAGAAATAGCGACAACTTTAGTTCCTATTTCTAGTCTTTGATCACCTGCTGTATTTGTAGAAGTTGGTCCGAAGTCAGTAAAGTCCTCTTGGTCAGACCAGCGAACCAACATAGGATCTACACTACCAGAACCACTATACTCTTGAGAACCAGCAGCAATAAAATGCCTATCTGGAAAGGAAACTGTTGAAACAAATGCAACACTCGGGACACTTAATGCTCCGGAAAGAGAGGAAGCTAATACAGCTCTATTTGAGACCGTTCCGGATGTATCCCAATAATAGATACCACCACCTCTAACAGTTGCTATAAGATCTTCTCCCCAGAGATTTAAACTCCAGTTTGAGTTTGTAAGATTAATATCTGACTCTGATTCTGATCTAGGTGTTCCCCAAGTGCTACTACTCCAACCTCCGACACCCCAACCTAGTGCTGGGTCTGAGCTTTGTGTTCCTAGCTGTGCATCTATGCCTATAAGATAAGCCAGACCAATTGCATTACCACCACCTGCGGAAACTGTTGAGGTTGCTGCAGTTGGCGAGGTTATTGTGTATGTGTTCGTTGTTATGGCTGTTATTTGGTATCCAGCTTTCCTATTAAGATTTTCGGCAGTTATTCCACCTGTCGCTGCAGCTCCTGTTATTGCAACGAAGTCTCCGACTTTTGCCCCATGAGCAGCATCTGTTATTGTAATAGTTGTGCTTCCGTCTGTTGTGGCAATAGGAGCAATTAATATTTGAGTAACAACAGCTCCACTGTCATGGGTTGCAGCAGAGGTGCTATTCGTGCCTCTTGTGCAGCCAGTAAGTTGGTTCGAGCTTTTGCCTGTATAAGTTATAATCTCAGAGTCTATTTTTATTGTTCCAGCAGTTTTAAAGCCTGTTCCGCTTACAAGATCAATTTCAGTCTCGCTAGTGTCTAAAGCCTCAGCAGTTGTCGTTGCGTCATTAGATTTATCACGCAAAGGTGTAATATCGTAAAGTGCCTGATCTTGTATTATGTAAAGGTGATTGTGCGTGCCGACAGCTATTCTGTCTTCGCCATCGGTTATAGCTCTCCAATTAACCATAGCACGAGCAATGCCAGTTATGGTTGTTTCTGTGCTTGTTACTGTGCCAGAAGCATCAACTAAATTTATCTGGTCTTTTTCCCAACCACCTATTTTAGTTGGATAACCATTACGGAAACGCACAAGATCACCATCAACCCAAAAAGGTCCAGTTTTACCAGCGGAATATTCTGTTATATCCTTAACGATTCCTGGATTAAATTGTAATAGCTGCAGTGCCATATATTATTTCAACCATTCGTAAATTTTATTTGTTTCTTTTATACGGTGATCAAGACCAGTGTAACCACCATTGATTCGTTTTGTTAGCCTTTTAATTGCGTCGTCATTAACACCTTCGTCGCATATTTTCCACAACTTATTAGAGTCGAAAAACCATATAGCTGTTTCCATAGCATATTCTTCTTCTAACAACGTCGGGTTGTTTAAAACTTCAGGAACACGCATTTCAGAAGCAAATGCCCTGACGTTGTTGTATCCTGTCAGCTGTATAAAACCTCGGCCAATATATAAACTGGCTTTTTCTTTAGTGTCATTTCCCATTCTGCCGAAATAGACATTCTCAGCGAGTGCTTTAGGGTTGCGTGCATATGGCTTTGCACTTTCTTCAGTCGGAAACCTGCTTGGCCAGACACGCATCATAGCTTCAGTCGAGTAATTTAAATTCTCTTTTGTTAACTTAAAAGATCCACTTTCATGCACAACCTGTCCGAGCAGGTGCGCACCACGCTCTGGAGAGATATCATAATGTGCTACAATGCCACGAGCTGTATTAGGACCAAATGAACCATCAGCTGAACATCCGCATTTAGTTTGTAACAATTTGAGTGCATTGCTCATATATTAAACCTCGAAAAATTTATCAACCTCGTCAAGAAGATCATCTTTGCTTTTTCTTCTATCTAACTCTATACTGTGTTCTCGCATGAAAAGCTCTAATTCTTTTTTCGTCATATCGTGGTAGTTTTTACTAGCCTCAGGGATTTTTTCTGCGACAACCTCTGTTCCGTTTATTTTAGCTAGAGCTTCTGCTTTAGTCATGCTCGGAGTTGGTAAACTTCTGCCACCTTTTACATATCGGAGATTGTAAAGCTCTTCTCCTTCGCTATTCTCGCCAACATGAAACATTTCTATGTCGCTCATTTGGTAAGTCCTTTCTGTTTCTCAAAGGTTCTCAAGCCACCAATGCCGAGCATGCCTAAAAGAACAGTCATTAAACTTCCCATGTCGAACTCGGGCAACGGTGGTATTGTTGCACCTGATAATGTTACAATGAAAATAATTAGCGGAGATAAAATGAAATGATAAAGCAAAGCGAATCCGCAGATCCAACCAACAAAAGGTCTCCACCCACCTTTAAATAAACTGCCACTTGCAGCTTCTGCTTTATTAATTTCTAACTGAGCGAGCATAGCCTCTTGCGCATGCTTCTCACCCATTGTTGCAATTTCATGAGCCAGAGCAGACTTCTGGTCTTTGTCTTCTATGAATTTATCTAGCAACCCTGTAACTGGACCAACTAAAGATGTAATCAAACTCATTGTTTTACCCTCTTAGATCTTAACTCCTCAAGATCTTTTTTCTTAGTTCCTCCGTCATACTCCCAAGCATAACCTCTATAAACCATTTCTTCATTTATATTTGTCTTACCGCAAATTATCCAGCCGAGCATTCGACCATACTTACCATCTTTTTCAGTTTTAACCTTTAAACCAGAACCAAAACCATCTTTTAGCCTTCGCTCAAGAAAAGTTTTAGCCTCCAAGCCAAACTTCTTTTCTTCCAGATCTCTAGTTCTGCTTTCTGGTGTATCAATACCAGCAAGTCTTACTCGTTCTTTTTTTGTGAGATCAAAGCCAAGGTCAATAATGATATCTATGGTATCGCCATCCACGACCTTAACAACTTCTTTGATGGCGTATTCATACATTTACATTCTCCAGAGCATACTCGCCAGCAAAACGATTATCGTGCCAGCACCACCAATTAGAATAGCCTCTATCCTTTTTATTCTAAGGATTGTTTCTTTCCAGCGTTCTTCTAATTGAACTTCTACAACGGTCAACCTACGACTCAGCTCCTCTAGCTTCATGATGCTTTTTCAGTGTCCTTTTCGATAGTTTCTTCAGCAACCTGTTTAAAAGACTCTAGAAGTTCTTTTTGGAAGCTATCTGCTGCTCGTTGAACTTGATCTAAATCAGCTCGCAACTTACTAGCTTTAACAGACAAATCTTTTAGCTGTGCGATCAGATACTTTTGTTGATGATTAAGATCAGCTTCAGCATAGCCTTTGCCATCGATATTTAATACATTTTCATCAGTCATGTTATTCTCCTTACCACGGCATACCTGTTGAGTTAGCACTGTTAGCTATCTTATTGTTAATTGACTTTGTTATTAATGCTTCTATTCTAGCACCTTCTCCATTACCTTTAACCCAACCCAATACATCTGTTTCAGTTAAATCTGCATAAGCCTTAAAACCTGATGCTGTATGATCAGGCATAGCTCTCTTAGTTACGTTTTGAGTTGTAGTCACTGATGGTATTACATTTTTATTTGAATCTCCCTCTTGTAACGTAGTAGAAGAACCCTCTGTAGTAAAAGATTCTGTAAAAGTTTTTTTGTGCATATACTGACCTGACCTACTGTGTGTTGTTTTGGTATCTTCGTCTGTACCAACGCACTGCCAATCAACTCTATATACTGCACCTGTTGCAGTGACTTTATGCATGTCCTTAACAGACCATGTGAATGTAATTGCCATTTTTTATCCTTCTAGTGTTGCTATACGAGCCAAAGCTGCATCTAGTTTGGTTGATAGTTCTTGTACTGCCTTGACCAGTGGTATGACAAACATCTCACGGGATACTTGCTGCACCCCAAACTGATCTTCTTTCCACCCACCAAACTCCGAAACACCAGCCGTGTTTAATGCAGCTTTAACTTCTTGAGCAATAAAGTTGTGCATTACTACATCTGTGTTCATATCATTAATAATATTACCGTCTTCATCTTCTCTGCGTAGGTGTGCAAGCTGTGCATCATTAGCATCTAATTCATCAGATGGTTTCCAGTTATATTTAACAGTCCTGAGATCATTAATAAAATCTAAACCTAATGTTTGATTTGTAATGTTTTTCTTTAACCGTTCGTCCGATGACCGTGACCAGTTAGCATCTGCATCAAAGTCATTTGTCACAAGATTACTAGCTTTACCAAATGTAAAGTCATTAGCTACTACAGTTACACTGTCACCTATTCCGATAGCGTTATCGCCTGTTGTTGGTCCGCTGGTTTTGTAGCCTATTAAAACATTTTTATTGCCTGTTGTAAGGTTTTGGATACTTGAGCCAACATCATATCCAAGACATACATTATACGTGCCTGTCGTGATTAGATCTCCAGCAAAATTGCCAAATAATTGATTTCCTGTTGCTGCACCTTGAAGTTTGAAACCTGCTTGATATCCTACAGCCGTGTTATTATCACCTGTGAGTTTTGTTGCATCTATACCATATCCTGCGTGAGATCCTAGAAAGGTGCTGTTAGCTCCAGTGGTATTAAAATAACCTGCACTATAACCCAACATTGTATTGTCACTTGAAGTGGTGACGTTTCTTCCTGCAAAACCTCCGATTAAGGTATTTACTGATCCTGTAGTCACTCCTAACCCTGCGTATGATCCAACCGCTGTATTATATTGTGAAGTGGCACTATCTGGATTAGCTACGTCAAGAGCTTGTACTCCAATAGCTACACTGTGCCGACCCTGCACATTTCCATACAATGCACGATATCCCAATGAGACATTTTCGTAACCTGTCGTTGTTCCTAATCCTGCTTGTGAACCAACAAAAGTATTGTTAGCAGTTGTGCCTTCAATTGCCTGTCCTGCACTATAACCTATACAAGTATTTTCGTTTCCTGTTAAGGGATTTGCAGATACACCACCACCTGCATTATAACCAATAGCCATATGAGAATCAGCGGTGCTTGCTTGTGCTCCTGCTGCTGCACCGATCAATATATTTCTAAATCCTGTAGTGTTGTCCAATCCTGCTTGATAACCAATGGCTATATTGTAAGTGTCTCTACCTGAATCTTGAACATGTAGTGCTTGATATCCAATGGCTATGTTGTTTGCATGATCATCTTCTGCTTCTAATGCCTCAACACCAATACATATATTTGTGTCTCCAGAATCTATTGCAGTACCTGCATTTAATCCAATCATGATATTGTTCACACCTGCATTAGAAGCAACAATACTGTCTCCTGCGTTTGTTCCAATACGAGTATTTGTGGTTCCACTGGCTGTGTTTGTAATGAGGTCAGAACCAGTTGCAATGAGGATTGTGCCATCTGATGATATGCGGAGTCTCTCGGTTGCAGCAGCAGAACCATCAGCCGTTGTACTAAACACAAGTCTTCCTGGAGTGTCATTTGCTCCTGGAGTGCCATCAATTAAAGCACCTATAACTGCGACTTGAGAATCTAGATTTGTTCCGTCATCTGCAAACCAACTTATAGTACCACAATTATCATCATCTTGAACAATAGTAAAACTTCCTGGAGTTGTATTTCTACTTTTTGTAAGAGCAACGAATGGTCCAAACGCACCATTATCATTTCTAACGATTGCAGCCCCACCTCTAAAACCCTCTCCAGAAACTTGAAAAGCAGGAGTTCCACCAGATATTGTTGTGTGTGCAACAGACTCACCTATTACAACAGCATCGTTACCACCATCTACAAAAAGAGTGTTTTCTCTTCCATTAGTCTCAACACGGAAGTCTAGGTCAATACCAAGATCATTAACAACAACTTCAGCAGCTCTTATGGTAATTCTTGGTGTTGTTCCAAGTGCGGAACCTAAACCAATCTGGAAAGCATCTTCGCTGTCATCCAAACCAACATGGTAGTCTGCTGCGTTGCCATCAAATACAATCTTTGCATCTTCAGCCCCTGCATCACCAATAGTAAGTGTGGGAGTTGTGCCATTCAACAAAGCTCCACCAGTGACTGTTAATAATCCACCAATCGATACATCATCTGTCACAGTCAGATCATCTTGAACCTTGAGGTCAACAACATTCAACGAAGCAAAAGCATCAGTAACTGCTGCACCTGATCCTGCACCATCTAAATAAACAGCTTTAACATCTCCAGCAGGAATCGTTACATTTGCACCAGAACCTTGGCTTATAATAATATTTTGAGAACCAGAGGTTGCATTCTCAATGTAATAAAATTTATTAACAGTGTTTGGTCCAATGGTTATTGTACAAGCTGAGTCGAGTGTGCCTGTGTATTTAACATACATTGCTCTGACAGGGTCTGTAGAGCCATCAGCAATCGTTGAGGCGTGTGTATCAGCGTTTGTGGTTATGGCTTCTGTGCCAAAGCCTAGAGCCTCTCCGATTAATTCTAAGTTCGTGTTAGTGACAGTACCCCATGTTCCTGAGTTGTCACCAGTTCCCATTTCACTGAGTCTGAGGTCATTTACATAGGTTATTGCCATATCAGTCGATCCTTACTATTGCGTTGCTCGCTGTATTCGCAGGAAGTACGATCTTAAAAGTTCCTCCTGCAACTGAGAAATCACCACCGAAGTCTATAACTGCAATTGCACCTCTAGCATTCGATGTAGTATCACCTAGCGACTTGTTATAAATTAAAGCACCTCGTGCTGTAAATGTAGCTGATGTCCACTCTGGGTCAGCTGCATCGAAAACACCACTTGTACTGTTTTCTTCCACAGTTTTACTTGCGAGAGCATTTCCACCAGTGGTGTATCCGTTTCCATTCGTAACTTCATTGGATGTTATGTATCCATCTGTTGCTGCACTTAGTGTTGCTGAACTTGTGTACAATGCAATATAGATGTCATCTGAATCTAGGTGGTGGTCACCTAACAGAACATCCTTTTTAAACAATGTACACATTGCTTGACTTATGGCCATTTTTATATACCTCCGTTATATTCGGCTGCATAGTCTCTGCTCATCTCTTGAACGAACAGCTGAACAGCCTCATCAAATTGTGCTTTATATAGTTGTAGCGTTTCTCCAGCTTTAAGGAAAGCAGAAGTTTCATAAAGTGCTGCTGCTAGTAAAACCGCAGGAGCATTTGTATCGACCCAAGTATTTGCATTGCTAGAAGAAAGTCCTGTTTCCGGAGCAATAAAGTCGACTTGATAAGCAAGAGTCGCACTCGGTGTCGGAGCCAGTGTTACAACTGTCCCAGAAGTTGTTGCGTTTTTCGTGCTATACATTATTGGTGTTCCAGTTGTGCTAGAATTTGGCCAATAATCCCTTAAATAAGAATCAATTCTATGATTCAAATAATTAACATTGCTACTGCTGTCGGTAACTGAAAACTGTCTTATCATTCTTGCTGTTGCGACAGTATAATCGAAAGTGCCAACAACAAGGTTTGCTGTTGTTACATTTCTAAAGCAAGGGAGATTAGGCAATCTTTGAAAAACCATCTCCTCAGCCTGAGCGATTATAGTATCTATAGAATTCGTAAGTTCTGTAGAGTCGTCCTCTACAAAATTTTGTATATTAGCTTTTAGAGTTGTGTAGCTCATTTAATTACCCCAAGTTCCAGCACCCCAAGTGCCAGATCCCCATTCTTGATCGACTACGATAGAGCCACTGTTAACAGTCCCGA